GGTAATGGTTTTATTAATTCAGTAACCTTTACATCTACTGATTTTTCTAATTGTAACGCATTGAACTCATCACTATAAAGTTTTGTACTAAAACTTTCAGTTGCAGCATTATTGTAATCTATACTTGCTCTTTCTATTGCCATTATTTGATTATTTCAAAATCACCCAATTCAAATTCTTCTTCGTTGTAATCTTCAATCGTTTTTACCACCAATGTATAAACTCTACCATAGGCAAAGTTTGTAAAGTTTAAACGAATTAAATTACTATCAGTTCCCATAATTACTTTTGAATTTACATCATAAGGAACAATAGTTTCTTTTGTAATAGCATCTTTAATTGTATAATAACTTTCGGTTGGTAATTTATATCCAGTTTGGTATTCAAATGTTGGATAAACATTTCCAGATGTTATTGGATTAAATTGTTTAACTGGATATAATTCTCTAGCTACTAATTTTATTTGTGCTTTTTGATTTACTTTATACTCACTCTTTAAATTAGATGAATATACTCTATATTGTCTATCACCAACTGCTGCTAAACTACCAGTAGATATATTTGTTTCTTGCCAACTAACTTTTAATTTTGGTTGGTAAATTGTATTGGTTTCTTTTGAAAAGAACTTAACACTACCATAATCAACTCTATCATTCTCTGCTTCGGAATTGTATTTAATAATCAATCCATTGTTAGTATAACTACCACTTAACCAAACACGTAGTTGTTGTGTAATATCAAAAGTTACATCACCTAACTCATATGAGTATGTATTACTATCTGCCGATTGTGTGAACCAAGTACCACCATATCCAGTATCATTACCAGTTGTTCCTGGTGAATAAGATGCAGTAATACCAACTATATTATCGTTCCATATCGTTTCAGTATCATCCCCATTACGATAAATCCAAGTTACACCATTTGTAGATATTTTATCAAATCTAGTACCAGTTCCGTTCTCCCAACTTTGTGAGATTGGGTATGCTTCCAATGTTATAGTTGCAGGTATTTCGTTTGCTTCTGCTAGCTTCAATTCTAACGATGCGGTAAAAGAGCCGGATGGTATCTCACCACTTGCTATACTACGAGATATAGCAGTTATATCAAACTTTATTAAAGTTCTAGCAATATCCTTTGTATCACCATAGTATTGTTTAGATACCTCTAATATCTCATCTATACCAGTATTTTGGTATGGTTGTTGTAAATATATACTTGCGTCCGATGAAGCGGTGTAAAATATGTTCATTATAGTGCTCTTCCTTTAATATCTGTGTTTGGAAATTTAATTTCAAAAACTGCTGGGTCTAATGATGGATATATTATCTTATTACGAGTTGCCTCTTTAATATTATATGCATATGTAGAGTAATTACCTCCTCTTAAATTTATTACCTCAACATTTTGTACGGAAGCAACCCCATCAATATTGGCAATTTCCAATTCAATTTCACTTAAATTTATAGGTTGATTTATTTGCCATCTTGTAATATTAAATAAATCTTTTAATGCGTTATTAACTTTTAATAATACTTCTCGTTTGTTGTAATTATTAAATGTAGTTATTTCATAGTTTATACCAATATTAATAACAAACCCATCTAACATATTAACCGCATCTGTCAACATTCTGTATTCTTCCAAATATGTTTTAAGATTTTGTTTAATTGCAGCATTCAATACAGTTAAATTTCCATTTACATCATAACCCAATAGATGCATATTAATTGCAAATGGATTATTAAATTCAGCGTTTATAGTTTTCTGTTGTAAAACATATCTTTCAATCTGGTCACCTATTTCCGTATCACTTTTACCTACTGATGATTTTACTAAATTTAAAAATTGTTGTCTTGCGGTATCATCTCTTAAAACCGCTTGAACTTTTGTATCATCTAATGCGGTATCTTGCTGAACGAATACTTTTGCCACACTACCAAATTCAGGTGACATTGCTAATGTACGGATTTCATAATCCTTACGAGTTACCGCTCTGTTTTGTGAAGCATAATTGGCAATAGCGTTTTCACGAATTTCTTCTAATGTTTCAGCACTACCACCACCGATTGCTGGCTCTAAATTAGTAACTGCTATTGATGCTTTAGCTGCATTGTATTGTGGTAAAGATATTGGTGTATATTGTAACAAATCTTCATCGTACTCTATATTTGTAATACTTACCAAATCGGAAACTGGTACATTTGAATTAATACCACCACCAGATAAATATGTAACAGTTAATACCGTATTTGATGGAGCAATTCCGTATGTAGATGTTTTTAAGAAATTTGTTGGGTCAAATGTTTCACCCAACTTATCTATTGAATTATTTAATCCTAATCCAACATTTTTTGTAGATGGTATTAAAATTTCATCACTTACATTTGCACTACCACCACCAAATCTCAATTCAACTAATGAATTTGTAATAACCTTTGTAGTAAATCTACGTGGTGTTTTTAATAATTTTAATAAATATGGTACAGTAGAACGATATTGTGCTAATTGTGGGTCATTTGATTCTACATTTGGCATTTTAGTGTATATCATTTCTTGTGCCAAATATGGAACTTCATAATATACATTACCATTTGTATCAACTACTTTTTCAACACTAATAAATGTAGCATCTTCTATTGTAAATGTAGGATTTTTAATAAACTCCCCAACTGAAAATGTTTGTGTTTTAACTTCAGCACTTATTGCTTTTACTTTTTTAGTTAATAAATAAAAAGATGCCTCACTACCACTTGTTTGAAATATAGTAACTTCTCTATCGGTTGGGTCATTAAAATCAACATCATCGGTTGTTATAAATGATACATTTTTTGAATTTTTAGAAGATAGTTGCATACCTTGTTTAATCTTAACTGCGTAAGAATAATCAGGTCTATTGTTAGCCCCAACTCCAATATTTGGTACTGTTTGATAAACAGTTATAGTAGTTGTAGCGGGTCTAGATAATTTTGGTTTATATCCTAAATTTTGAGCTTGAGTTAAAACATTTTTATAATTTCCTGCTAAATTTATAAATGATTCTTTTAATTGAGCATCGGTATAATAAGAAAGAACATCACCAACATACGCAGCCTGTTCCAAAAACATCATACCAGGGGATGCTTCATTAAAATCATTAAATGTATCAGCGTAATAGGTACGTGTAAATTCAATAAGAGCTTGACGTAGGGATGCGAAATCTCTATTAAGATATTTAATATCTTTTTTATTTTTACCCCAATTCTTTTCGGTAGGTAGTAGTGCCATATTATACTGTTATATTTATTGAGTCTCTTGAATTATTACCAGCATAAGCTAATGTATAATCCAATTGAACATTTATTCTATTATTATCCTTTGAATTTGTATCGGATGATACATCTACATTATTTACAATTATATACGGCAACCATCTTTGTATTGAATTTTCTATCTCTCCTCTAATGTAACTATATGTTTCAGGTCCAATTTGCTCAAAAATAGCTTGTCTTAAATTACAACCAAATTCAGGTTGCATTAATCGTTCGCCTCTATTTGTTAAAATTAAATTTTTAAGGTCTGATTTAACTTGTTCTTTGGTGGTATAACTTACAGCAAAGAAACCATTATTACCAATTGTAAATGGTAAAGTAACCCCAACACTTTTGTCTTGGGTATCTATAATGAATTTCTTTTGTACTTGATATGCCATTATTTCTTAAACTTCTTAACTAATTGTGAGTAATCTCTTGTCATTGCTTTCATTAACACATCTACTCCCTCTGGGTTTTTATGTGCCATCATACGTGCTTGCTCTAATACAGATGGTCCACCTGCGGAAGCACCAAATTGGTCTGCCATATTTGATTCCTCACCAAATGAGTTATCACCATATCCTAACATATCAGGTGTAATTCTTGGAGTATGTGGATTTGCACTTCTTTTATCAAATCGCATTTCTCCCCAACTTCCATCATCCTTTGATACTGCTTGGTAATTTTCTTTTATTTGTGGTTTAGATGGTGTTTCTAATTCTTCGTTTAACACCTCTCTTACCGCTTTGCGGATTTCTTCTTTAAGAGTTTTCTTCATATCTTCTCTTAAAACTTTTACTAAACCTTTGATTAATTCTGTTTGATTCATAATAAATTGTAGTTTATCTTATATAAATATATGTTATGTATAAAATCCCCAATATTCCCAATGCCACATTTCATCAACCCCACCACCATCTGCTAAACGATATGGATTGTACCACCCAAATTCGGGTGCCGTATTGGAAAGAAAGCGATATAATTTGCTTGTTTCTCTTCCTGAACGATTTATTGCAGGATTACCACTCCCACCAACTTCTCTAAATAATTCAGCAAAATCAATTGCTACTGCCCATCCATGTGGGGATGAACCAACTTTAGCAACTGTACTTGAACTTCCTAATGAACGCTGGTGGTCTAATGAACGATACGCAGATGTTACTGTCCATTTAATTCCAGCTTTTTGAGCCGCTGCTTTTAACTTAAAATATTGTGCAGCTGCTTGTGGATGTAATAAATAATTACCACCATATCTACTACATCCCCTTTCAATTGCAACTAAACTATTAATATCTAATACACCATTGTTACCAGGACTACCAGGTGGACGTTTAACACCAGTAGCACCAATCTTTCCGTATATTTTTGGTGGTGGTTGGTCATCTTCGTTATTAAAATCTATTGGAGTTTGTTTTTGGCTTGGACTATAACTATCAACCACCGATTCACTTTTTCTTTTAATACTAGGTGGTCTTTTTACTGTACTACTACTAGTGTTTTCAAAATCATCAATATCTTCCCTTTCAGCTGGTGGTGTATCATCCTTTGATGGAATATCATCTGCAATTGATTCTGTTTCTTGTTGTTGAAATGTATTTTGTACATTTGTTTTTACTGTATCAACTTTAAATCCGGTCCAAGGTAAAATGGCCGGTCCTATTGGTGCAAGTGGTGGGTATTGGGATATTGTATTACAGAATCCACTTATCGTTTGTAAATGGATAGATGCCATTAATATAAAAGAATCCAAATATGGATTTAATGATATAGATGGTAATACTGGAATTGGTGTTTCAGGCCAAACTCCAGGATTTGTAACTATATTGGATACTACACCTAAATTTAGTATTGTACCTGGTGCAGGTATTAATGGGATTACTTTACCCAATTCTGCCCCTGTCCAATATGCAATAGCACCTTTTCCTAACAATGATACTGATTGATTGTAAAAAACTTCCGTTTTTGATTGATTACCAAGTTGCAATGCATAAGTTACAGTTGCTTTCATCAAATCGGTATTACCTTTTATTACCGTATTGTTTGTTACATTATCAAACCCACGCCTCATACACTCATCGTATTTTTTTGTAAAGAAATCGGCAAAATCAGATACATCATCCCAATTAGGATTTTGCATCTTTGCTTGCATTTCTTGTTTAAAAATACTCCAAGACATTATACTAAATAGTTAGTTTTAGAAAGGCAATCTTTTAATTTGTTTCCAATATCAGTAAAAGCTGCTCTATTTATAGGACCTGGAGCAGATGGACCAGATGGTGTTGCTATTTGCATCTGTGTTATTGCGTCTAATAATTGAGCTATTAAATTAATCATTTTATTGCCTAATAACATTTGTTGTTCTACCTTACCACTTCCCAATAATATTTTACCATTATCAACCGAAAATACCATATCGCTATTATCTTTTGCTGATATGTGTATAGTATTTCTAGATGTTATATCAATTCCAGTAGAATCTATTGTTAAAAGATTATTAGCTAACAAAGATATATTTTTATTACCATATAAAAAAATACTATCAGCCTTTGATGATATGGCTACTCTATCCGAATTAACAACGATTTGGTCACCTTTTGCTTCCGATGGAAAATTGTATCCATCATCATAATTAACTACTGGTTGGTATGTACTTATATAATCACCACTTGTTATGTGTATAGATGTTCCATCCGAATTTATATCTTCATCTACTACATCATATACTTTTTTAGATTTATTAGTAGCACTTTCACCATTTCTAATTAATATTGCTGGAAAATATACACCATCATCTTTATTATCATGTAAATACCCACTTAAACGTAGTGAGTTTCCAAATCTACCTTGAATAGTAGTATCACCCTCCCGTAAAGAAAGACGATGTACTCTCAAATCACGTTTAAAATATTTTCCGTGAAAATCTTTTTTAGTATTAGTAGTTGTTGATTCCGTTGAATTTGAATCATTAGCTATACCCGATTTAGCTACATCGTTTATTTTTTCATTATTAGCCTTTAACCCACCAGCTGGTGTTACTTTAATTGTATTAAATAATAACGAAGGTATAGTATCAAAATTTGGAGAATTGTTATAGCTTAATAAACTATAATACAAATTTCCAGATATATTATGTATTCTAACAGTCTCATGTTCAACGGGTATTCTTTGGATTGATTTATCCAATGGAAAAGCAAGTGGTAAGTGTTCGGGGTCTGATTCTCTATGAGAAATATACTTAAACTTTACTGCGCCATATAAGTTTCCGTTTTTTGTAATATAATCGGCATCTTCAAGTAAACCATCAAATTTATCTAATATATTTATAGTATCATCCGGTATATCACTTAAATTAGTAATTACAGATGTAACTATCGCCAGTTGTTCTACAAATGGAGATGAATTTGTATTTTGGCCAGTATTTAGTGACGCACCTGAATAATTATATGACATTTTACTTAATCCCTTGTCTTAATTGTTCTAATTCTTGTTCTATTTCTTCTAACTTATCATCAGTCTTTTGCTCAATCTTTGTTGCAGTATCTTCAATTTCTTCCATTAACTGCTTTCTATCCTCATCACTTAACCACCCATCTTCACCATTACTCTTACCTTCGGCAAGAATCAATCTTTGAGCAATCGTAGCCATTTTAACCAAATGGTCATCATTACTGATTGAAGCGTTGATTAACTGCGTAATCATTGGTGTTAGTTGTATAGCATCCTGTGGGTTACGAATCAATTTTCGTAGTTCCTCAATAAGACCTGAAATGTTTTTCTTTTTACCTTGTTGGTTTTCGTATATATCTTTTAATAGGGAAGAAAAAGATTTTCCCTTAAAGATTTCAAAATCCATATCAATATTACCCATAATAACTCTTTGTTTAGTATAAATATAGACATAGAAAAAAGGTGGCATTCGCCACCTTCTACCTATCTCTTAATAGTTTTTGCCCAAAATGGGTCATTTGCATCATCCATTATATCACCATCATCTAAAAACTGGTCATATAACTTAACTTGTGTTTCTTTCATTTTAGCCACAACCTTTGTAATGTAGTGTGTTTTGTGGCCTGTCATCTCCCTTACCAAAAGATATAAAGATTTCTTATTGAAACTTTCTATATACTCTGCTCTACGAAATAACTCTAAAATAGAATCTGCAATTTGAATATCTCTTTTCTTTGTAAAAATACGATTTAGATTCTCATCCCAATATTGAAGCATCCTATCGTTAAATATTTTGAACTCTGCATTATGTTGTGTTTCTTTGAAATCATTTTCAGGGTTCCAATTTTCTGGCATCTCTGAAATCTTCGATGTACTTTTGTATCGTTTGTAGTTTGAGTTGTTATTTAAGATTAAATAGTTTCTAACTGCAATCGTAAAGTATGAGAATGCTTTTCCTTTATCTTGTTGGTATTTGTGTATTTTTTCCAATAAGAAAGAAATAACTTCTTGTTTCGTATCTTCTTTATCATCATCAAAGTAAGTAAATTTCCAAGTGTTTAAAACATTTTCCGCTAACTTATAAAAAGAGTAGTAGATATGGTCTCTAAACAATAAGTTTCGTTCTCTTTCGCTTGTTGAGTTATTATAAGCAATGATAGCAGCTTCGGTTTCTTCCGTAAAGTAACGGGTATCTTTTTTCTTCCTTCCCACTATTCCTCCTCTTTTTTACCAAACTCCGAATTTAATAGTTGTTCGTTTTTTTCTACTATTTCCTTTAAATCTGCAAATACAGAGCCTACTTCATCATCGGATTGAAATGCGCCGGTGGAATCTATTTCTTTCATTGTATTATAAATTCCTTTGAATATAGTTAAGTTGTTTTCAATCTCATCTTCCAATACTTCTAATTTGCGAAATAAATTATAATTCACATATAAAGAACTAATAAAGAGTGAGGATATTATAAATATTGTTACTATCATATTAAATTACTTCATATCCCATTTGTAGGTATTCCTGAACTTTCTTCTTTTTAATCATTTCAGTTTTACCTTGTGGAGACTTTAACATTAGTTTTTCATTTCTACCCAAAGTTTCGTAAGCAGTTTTCTGAATAGTAGTAGTATATTGTCTATCACGAATAGTTAAACCATTTAAATGGTCAATTTCATGTTGAACACAAACCGCTTCTAACAAATCGGCATCATCCATTAACTCATACCCATCTTTATATTCTCTACGAGATGTACCAAAGTGTAACTCATCTGAATAGTTATCAGCTTTGATTGTAACCTCATAGTTACGAATTGTTTTTAATGGTTTTTCTAATGTTTTTGGAATAGATAAACAACCTTCTAAATAGATTAAAGTATCCTCACTACTTTTAACAATAGTTGGGTTTACCAAAATCATAGGTTCTTCTCTTACGTTGATTACGCAAATTCTTTTATTTAACCCAATTTGGTTTGCACTCATACCTAAACACTTATGTTCTGCAATAGCAGTTAAAAGTGCAGCAGATGCTAACTCTTCTTCAATCTTACTAAATTTAGTATTAGCGATTGGTTGTTTTAATGCATGAATATCTGTTACTAATTTCATTTCTTTTATTTTTTATTTACTTTTACAAATATACAACATTTAAATGATTTTACCAAATAATTAACTATATTTTATTAAAATAACCACCAATATCGAATTTTGAGTTCATATTTATAGAACCAGCTTCGTTTGGTACAAATTTTTGTGGGTCTACCAATCTAAAATCAACAGAAACTCTTGTAGAATCCGTATCATTGTTTTTATTACCATGCATTAGATTTGCACCATTGAATACCAATATTTCACCATATTTTACATAATATGGTTTATAATCGCCCTTATCTTCCTTACTTTCCATCCAAATGGTATTATTAGTCCACGCATCCGTAAATGGTAGCCAAAAATTTACCTCACTTGCACCATGATTGTATGTTTTATCCTTATGCCACTCACCTACTCCCAAATTACCATCTGCCAACTGAACTCTAAATGATGGGATTGATTGATAAATCACTTCTTCATATTCAAATCGTTCTTTTAACTCTTTAACCAATTCTAAATAAGTTGGAAAAAACTCATTTTGGAATTTTTCGTAATATCTTTTGTGCCAGATGGTAGATTGGTCTTTTTCTCTACTCAATAAATCGTAATGTTGAATTTTGTGTAAATTCTCCAAACTTTCACCATTTGTTTCTAGTATTTCGGATACGATGTTCCTAAATGGATATTTTTGTACATCATATGTAATCTTATAGGGTATAGGTAAATACATAACTAAAATAATTTATATTTTTCTTTTAATTTTAAATCGTTTTGTTTAATTTTGTTGATTTCATCATCATTTGCAAGTGCCTCATGTGTTAATGATACTGAACCATTTACTTTGAAATTTACTAATTTGTAGTTTTGCTTACCATAGTTTCTGTTTTTAACAAATAACCAATCATCTTGTCCCCAAATCATCATTTCTTCTGGTATTGGAATCCAACTATTTTTATGTACAAACAATACACAACCATATCCACCATTACGATGTTCTATTGGTTCTAATCCAATTTCATAGTTAGTTTCGGTCATATGGTGGTTTTTTTCATCCATACCAATCAAACCAACCTCTTCTGTAATAAAATCACTCAAAGAATACAATATATTCCAGTCCATCCAATTATCATCGTTTAGAACCAACAATTTATCGTAGTCAGCCATAGCTGCACCTTTATTCCAAGGAGCAGTTACATATGTGTTCCTACCTTCTAATATATGCTTTAACTTTGGTAAATCCGTAATCGGTGTTTCGTTTGTAGTATTATCAAACAAAAGAATCTCACCAACTAATGGATGAGAATCCAATTCTTTGAGTGTTTCTTTTAATCTATCACACTTCCATAGTGTAGGTATAATAACTGAATACATTATTTTCTTTTTAATATAGTTAAACCATTGTTATTGGTAAATCGTTCATATAATTCCCAATGTGGATTTACTTCTAAAAACTCTTCAATTGCTTTCCACAAACCTTTACCTTCCTCTATGTTTGCAGCATTTGGGTCATTTGTGTAAATCTCACCATCAAACTCAAATGCAGTTGTATCGTGAAATCCAATGTATTTTCTTGCCTTATCACCATGCAATTCCAACTCAATTTTTAGTTGGTCGTAGTGGTGTAACGTATCTATAAACAAAAAATCTGTTTCTTCAATTGTTAGATTACGAGTATCTGCTTTTTCAAACTTAAAATCAATCCCATGCATCTGTGCCAATTCATATACAACACCAATATTTGGTACTTCATCATAATCGTATGAAATTAAAGTTTTAGGATTACCCATCATAAACGCAAATGTAGATACTACCCAACGGACACCCATTTCGGTAATGTGTTCGCATTCTTCTGCGTACCTTTTTAAAGTAGGTAAATGTTCGTTAATATCAGATGGAGTTTGACAACGTTGGTTGTAAATTGCTTCTAGTGGAGACATGTTTAATTGTTAGTTCGTTTATAAAAGGTAGGATAGCCAATTCTTTTGCTTTTGCTTCCACCATAACATCTACATCAATATTGTAAGTATCTGGTAGGTTTGTGATATAATCACTATGTGCTTGTGGTTTTATTTTTGCATCACTTTCGTGCAATGCTTTAGATTCTGAATAGTGAACTTCTGGTTTTACTCCACTTTTGTTCCAAGTAGATACTGCAAGTATAAGTGCCTGTTGTTCTGTTAAATCACCGGTACAAAATTGATGATGGTGGTAATCGAATACAATTGGAATACCGGTTTTATGATGAATATACATTAAGTCTTTAACAGAGTACATACTGGCCTTATCATCATTCTCTATTGTCAATCGTTTCCTTACACTATCAGAGAGTTTCTCAAAGTTAGTGATAAATCTATCCATCGCAGCTATTTTATCCCCGTAGACACCATTACAATGAATATTAATATTGTTGTATGGTGTGTGAGATAATCCCATAAGGTCAAATACTTTACCATGTAATTCCAAATCTTTGAATGTATTCTCAACTACTTTTGGGTTAGGTGAAACTAATACATTGAAAGGACCTGGGTGTGAATTAATACGCAAACCATTTTCTTTGGCATAAGTACCACAACCTTTTAGGATATTTGATATTTTATTGTAATCAGGTAAATCTTCTAAATTATATTCACTTCCCCACGGAAATATATCGGATGATGTACGGAATAGTTTAATACCGTTCTTTACATTCCATTTTAAAATCTCAAATAGGTCACGCACATTTTCTAATGCCAATTCTGAAGCATATTTAATACCACGTTCATTAAATGTTTTTTTGACCATACTACGATTGGTAGTAATACGTGGAGATTGAGCTCCTAATGTCATATTGATACAAGCATAACCTAAATTCATATTTTTATAGTTTATAGTTTAACTGAAAATCAAATATACAAATAATTATTGAGAAATCCTAATTATATTTCCCATTTATTTTCAGGACATGCAGTTTTTTCTGGTACAAATACTTTTGCTCTTAATACACACCCACATTGCCCACAAATCTTAACCATACCAACTCCCAAATCTACCTCTTTCATAAAAGGACAAGAATTGCAGGTTTCCAATCTTTGTGCAGCAATAGCAGATTGTTCTAATGTTGGGTCTACCATAACTGCATATGCGTTGAATATTTCTTTTACCTTTGATAATTTCATATTAATAACTTTTTTGTGTAAAATCTTCTTCGTCTTTTAATTTATCCAAATCCCTTTGATTTCCTTTTTGAGTACGCATCCAATACTTTATAGCATGTCTATCGTTAATCCATAGTGATTTATTATCCCAATCAAAATCTGATAAAGTGTAATATGGTGCTTTTGATGTAATTGAAACACTTTCTTCCGTATCAGAAAATATATTTATGTTTTCATCTACAATTTCTTCGTTTTTTACACCTTCACCATAAATTTCATAGTTTTTATCGTATGTGTCGGTATCTTTTTCGGTAGATATATCGGTTTTTTGCTCTTCTACCACTTTTTTGGGTT